GTGGCGACGACTGCCGTCGATTTCTTGAGTGTGGCCCCGTAGTAGTTGCGTCCTATGGCTAGGCCAGTAAATCACGACGTTAAGAGGGCGATGGCGGCCACGGGCAAATCCCGTGCTACCGTCTACCTTCAGCGCAAGAAGGCGGAGTCGCAGCCACTGGTCAAGGCAAAGGGGGGCGGGTTGGACGTAGAAATCCAACGGCTTGAGGATCTGGCGGCCAGCCTTGGGGAGTCAGCCAAGGACGACACGCGGGCAGATCGCTCCGAGCTGATCAGTAACTACACAAAGCTGGTCGAAGCACTGCGCAGGATGAAGGGCGACCGGCCAGACATTGACCAGGCGGAAGGCACGATGGTGCCAGTCGATGAGGCCGATAAGATTTTGGCCGCAAGGGATAACGCTCTGATCCCGCTACTTAAAGGAATGGCAAAACGGTTGGCCCCGATCTGCGCCAACAGGCCAGCGGTTGAGGTTGAGGCAGAGGTGGAAAACGAAGTGGGACAGATCATGCGTCAGGTAGAGGCGGCACTGTGACCAAAGCGCAGTCGGAACTGCATCGAAGGGCGCGACTGCGTTGGCACTACGAAAAGCCGCCTGGGGTGATCGAGTGGGCAGAGAAAAACATTCAACTAGATAGCAGGCTTACGGCTCGCCCTGGTCTTTACAGTACAACGTGGACGCCTTACGTGCGGGGCGTACTGGAAGCATTAGCCGATCCTGGCGTGCACACCGTCACGCTTTGCTGGGGATCGCAGACAGGCAAGACGCTAACGCTTGCGGTTTGGCTTGCGTACAGAATCGCAAACGATCCAGCGCCAGCATTGCTCGTAATGCCTAACGCGGATCTGGCTAGATCGTACAGCGAGACGCGGTTGGCTCCACTGTTCCAGAAGTGCAAGCCAGTGAAGGCACTTTTCCCGGTAGATATGAACGATTTTAAAATCATGGAAATGCAGTTTGCGACCAGCACGCTGAGTCTTGTCGGCTCAAACAGCCCAGCCAATCTTAGCTCAAGGCCGATCTGCATTGCCGTTTTGGATGAGCTGGATTCTTTTGCCCCACCATCCGAAAAGGACGCGGCCGCTTACTCTCTGGCGTTAGAGCGCACTAAATCTTTTCCGCAACGTAAGCACGTTCTTACAAGCACCCCGACGCTTTCCAGCGGGGATATCTGGATTAACTATCAGGCAGGATCGCAAGAGACTTTTCACGTTCCTTGCCATGCGTGCGGAGAATTTCAAGCGATGGAGTTCGGGCAGATAAGGTGGGATGAAACGGCGCGATCAGAAGATGGTAAATGGGACATGCGCAAGGTAACCGAAACCGCTACCTACCATTGCACAAAGTGCGACGCTAAGTGGAGCGAACGCAACCGCAGGCAATCCATTGAAAGGGGAAAGTGGGTTGCTGGCAATTCAAACGCCGAGACAGGGCGCAGATCGTTCCGCCTGCCGTCATGGTATTCAAGCACGCTCGGATTTGCTGACGCGGCTAAAAAGTTTTTAACTGAAAAGCACTACCTGCACGGGTTGCAAGGGTTCGTGAACGGGTGGAGTGCTATGCCTTGGGAGGATCAATTCGATGATGATGAGCTGAACAGCATCCCGCCAGGAGCGTTTGCAAAGAAGCAAGAGTGGGAGGCCGACCACATCAAACTGGCGGCGATCGATCGACAGATAGACGGCTACTGGTTCGTGGTACGGGCGTTTGGTAGGGATGGATCGAGCCGATTGATTGAGGAAGGCCACAGACGAACGATCGAGGATATCGCCCAAAGCCTGCAAGACTTAGGCGTGAAACCGCGGCATGCCTGTATCGATTCGGGTTACGAAACCCAAGACACCTACCGCATCGCTGCCCGCTATGGATGGATGGCGATAAAAGGGGAGGAGCGACCGCACTATCTAATCGAAATAAACGGGACACGCATAAAGAGCGTGCACAGCTCCGAACAAACTACTGACGCAGGCTGTCATCTGCTCCTACTCAGCTCGCCGGCGTGCCAGGATCTGCTGGCTTGGTTACGCAGAGGGCAGGGGCCAACGTGGGAAGTGGCGCACGACGTAAGCCCAGATTACCGGGAGCACATGGCGAGCCACAGAAAAGCCCATCGGATTAACCGCAAGACAGGTAAAGACGTGTATGAGTGGATTCGGATCAAAAGCCGACAAGATCACTTATATGATTGCGAAACATACCTGGCTGGCCTTGCCGTTTACGGGAAGGTCATTGCGGCAGAGGCGACGCTTACGCAGGTATGATTGACACGATTTTGGCGATGTGGAGCGAGGTCTGCTTTTTTCCCTTTGGATACAGTCGGCAAAAGATCCGGTTGCGACACGTCTTGCACTTGAAGCAATCGCCGCAAATCAATACAGCACCTTTAATAATGGAGGTCGCGTGATGGTTAGCGCATCCGTTGCGGGCAAGTCTTTCAGCTACCAAATGCAACCAGGCGTCAATCCGTCCAACATTGCTCAAGCGGCTTACGAGCTGTGGACGAAGGTCAAAGATTTCACCACCTCGGCCGAACTCGAAAACTTCCTTACAAAATCAAACGGGCAGATGAGCTACCCTAACTTTGGCGCTATGTCGCCCATCAATCCATGAGCTTGGGTTCTTGGTTTGGCCGCATCGTTCGGGCGGGTGCTGAGGACTACACAAAGCGGCAGCACATTTACGTAACTCCGCAGGATACACGCACTGACGTATCCAATCAAAGCCGCAAGCAGGTTCTAGGGTTGGCTCGCTATTGGTTTTACAATAGCCCCGTCGTCCGTGGTGCGATTGATTGCATGGTTCGCAATTCGATTGGCCCTGGCATCAAAATGCAATCCCGTACAAGCGACGAGGGATGGAATAAGGCGACCGAGGAATGGCTGGAGAATTGGGCCCGTGCTTGCGATATCCGTGGCCTTTTGGATTGGAGCACCATTCAGCAAATCGCCACCCGCACCTGCCTACGCGATAATGAAGTCTTTATTTTGCTAACCGATAACGGTGACGGCTGGCCAATGCTTCAGATGGTCGAGGCGCACCGCTGCGAAACGCCAGACTACTTACAAGGCGAGAAACGGGTGATCGATGGCGTGCGGGTGAATGCCCAAGGTCGACCGCTCTCCTACTACATCAACACGGGCGACGCAGATAAGTATTCAGAGATTCAAGCCCCCGATCTAATCGTACTGGCAGAACGCGACAGAGCTGACGAGCTGCGCAGCCTTTCACGATTAGTCACATGCTTAAACCTGATCCAAGATCGCGAAGAGATTTTGAGCAACACAATGGTCAGCGTGAAACGATCCAGCGCGATTGGATTGGCATTGGAAGGCGAGGGAAGTGCGGGATTCTTTGGCCCTGAATCAACCAACTCAGAAGGAATCACGACAGACCGAGTATTCGGTTCGGGTGCGATCTGGAACGTTCCGAATGGTCGCAAGATCCGCGAGATTAAAGACGATCGTCCAAGCCCTAACTTGACCGAGTTTATGGATCAGTTTTTGCGAGCCGTGGCCTCTGGCCTTGGCTTGCCTTACGAGTACCTATGGAAAGCGGATCTCTCCGGCCCATCGCAGAGATTCGTCCTGGCACAAGCCCAGCGCAGATTCGACGAAATTTCACAAACCGTAATCAATCAACTCGTTTCAAGGGTTCGCCTTTGGGCACTAGCTAAGGCAATCAAACGCGGCGATCTGACTCCTCCGCGTGGGATGGATCGGTGGTGGCAGGCGGCCTATCACACCCCCCGCCAGACCACGATTGATGCTGGCCGGGATAGCGCAGCCGATCGTGAGGATCTGAAACTTGGCCTTACCACCTATGCGGATATTTACGCCGCCAGGGGAGAGGATTGGCAGGATGCGATTGATCAGAAGATTGCGGAACAAGCCTACATCAGATCAAAGTGCGAAGCCGCCGGCATTCCCGTTAGCGAGGTGCAATTTATTCCAAACCAACCGCAAGCCCAGCCAGCCGTGACTCCTCCCAGCGCAGCCCCGGCAGATGAAGTGCCAGCACAAGCTCCCGCTCCAGAACTTTCCGCGCCTGCTGAGACAGTAACTCTGACTGCTCCTGTTGAGGCGGCACCTGAGCCTGTAGCCAAGACCGAAACCTTCACCATGAAGGACGACGCAGATTTTAACCTGTCCTCTAAAGAGCTGGATATGGTGGCGAAAAGCCTTGGCCTTAAAGACAAAAAGCCTCGCAAAAAAAAATCGAGTTGACGCGGTTTGGCCGATATGGCCGAAAAGAAATTTAAAGGGATTAGCGTCATCACTGCTGGCCCAGCTTTAGGGCACGGAATGGTGATCGATGCGGAGACTCTCACTCAAGTAGTCGAGCGTGGCAACGAAGCAGAGCAGGTGAAGGTACTCAGCGACCACAGCTCCAGCATCTCAAACATTATCGGATACCTTGAAAACTTTAGCCTGGATGGCGGCAGAGTCCGTGCTGACCTGACTCTCTTTGAAAGCCACGACGGCTTTTCCTACTTCAGCGAACTCATCAGCACCCTTCCTGGGCAGATTGGGTTTTCCATTAGCTTTTCTGGCATCCCGCGTGAAGCGGCAGACGGCACGATGCTGGCCGACGTTCAAAACCTATTCAGCGTTGACCTTGTTTTGTCGCCCGCAGCGAACCCAACGGGAATTTTTCACGCACGGGTTGACAGCAACCAAAAAGCCATGACCGAAAAACTACCGGCTCAAGAAGCCAAACTAGAAGCGTTGGCAGAAGCCGCGCCCGTTGCACCGACGGCCCCGGTGGAAAAAGCGGTAAAAGCTGCTGAACCAACCCTCTCCGACATCAACGCAAAGCTGGACGCCATCATGGCTATGCTCATGGCTATGCTCACGGCTGATGCGGTGAGCGATGTGGTTGAGGAACCTATGGCCGCCAAGGTTGAAGAAACAAATCTTTCCGAACCCGAAGTTAAAGCGGAAGAAGTCAAAGCCGAGGAACCAGCCGTTAAGGTTGAGGCCGAAGCCAAGACTGAAGAAGTGAAGCCAGAAGCACCCGTGGCCAACGAGGCCGCTGCTTTAAAGGCCGAACTTTCCGCAAAAGTGATTGAGCTTGAAGCCTCGCGTGGCATTAAGCCCATCGAATTAGAAACTTCCAAACAACTTTCTCGCGTAGAATTGCTGGCGCAGTTCAACGCAGAAAAGAATCCCCGTCGTGCGGCGGAGATTTTTAAACAAATCAAGTTCGCACGATAACCCACTACAGGAGATACAAAAACCATGGCTAACACACTCGGCTCGGTATCTAACGGCAAAGCCATTGCGCAACGCGCATTGACCACGCTTGTAGATTCCCTGCCTTTCCTAACAAAAGCGGTGACGGACTTCTCAGATGTCCCGGCCCGCATGAACGACACAATCACAACCCACCTCGTGACCGTAGGCACTGCTGGTGCATACAGCACGACTGCTGGATACGTTGCCCAGGATCGCACTCAGACTGATGCCACCATCAGCTTGAGCAACTTGATCCATAGCACCTACGCCATCCGCGATGATGAGAAGTACAGCTCCTCCATCGATCTAATCAACCGCTTTGCTTCCTCGGCAGCTTATGCCTTGGGCAAGAGCATGACGGATAGCTTGCTCGGTCTTGTGACCAGCACCTTCGCTTCGACCCTCACGGTTGCGGCCGGTGCGTTGAGCTATCGCGGCGTGGTCAGCTTGGGATACAGCTTGGATACTAACAAAGTTCCGTCGAACGACCGCTATGCGATCGTTTCCCCGGATAACAAAGCCAGCCTCCTGAACGACAGCAGCATCGTTGCTAACGCTCAGATCCAAGGTGATACGGTGAAAACCGGCTCCATTGGAATGGTCAACGGCATTGAGGTGTTCTCCTACACCGCGCTTCCCTCGGCAGTGTCCAAGGGTTTTGCGGCACAGAAAGAAGCCCTCATCGTTGCGGCTCGCGTGCCCGAAGCTCTCGACAACTATCCTGGCAGCCAGGACGTAGTGACCGATCCTTCCAGCGGCCTTTCTTTGGCCGTCAGGGAGTTCGTGAATCCTACCCTCGGAACCACTAACCGCAGCTACATCTTGCTGTTCGGCGTGGGACGTGGATCGACCAGCTCGCTGGTTCGCTTGGTCTAAGTTACAGAATCATCCGGGTAGCTCGGACGCATCGGGGGGTGCGTCCGGGCTTTCCCACCTTAAAAAATGAAAACCCCCCTTGTCACAATTGCCCTCATCTCCGGCCCCGGAGAGGGGGCGATTTTGCGTAGATTGATCGAGTCATCCCGTGGCCTATGGGATCAAGTGGTAGTCGTCCCAGCAGTAGGCGCAAATGATGCGCACAGTGTGCGCCAATGCGCTCAGGAAGCCGCTGGCGAGGCTTTAGTGTGCGAGGAATACCACAATAGCCCTGAGTTTAAGGATTGGCCTCATATCGATAATTTTGCAGCCGCCAGAAATAAAGCCTTCAGCCTAGCCACAGGTAAGTATGTGATTTGGGCAGATTGCGACGATATCTTTGAGCCAGGGCAGGCGGAGGCCCATCGGCAAGCCATTATGGATCGGGAAGCAGGCAAGACGGAGTGGGATATTTTAGTCACCATTTACGACGTTCAAAACTCCGGAATGCGCAACAACAAGCGCGAGCGGATATTCCGCAGGATGGAGGACGGCAAACTCCCTGCCCATTGGGAGCGACAGATCCACGAAAGAGTCACGCCAGCAAAAGACGCAAAGATTGGCGTGGCAGAGCACCTAAAAATCCTTCATGCCCCTAATGGGCCAAAGATATCTAGCGCGGAGCGGAACAAGCGGATTATCGCCAGCCGTATCAGCGGCATCGGAATGGAGTGGTACTATCTGGCGCAAGAGCACTTTCTAAAAAACGAGTATCAGCAAGCCATCGGGCCTTGCCTGTTGGCGTTGGAACACGGCGATCTAGGCTCAGCCGAGCGTTACCAGCTCCACACGCAGGCCAGCATGATGCTGTCTGACCGGGCAAAACGATTAGAGCATTTAGGCAAAGCCATCACCCTTTGCCCGCTACGTCGTGAGGCGTACGGCTTACTGGCCGCTGACAGAATGGATCACGACGATTTCACCACCGCATTTCACATTCTAAAAAAAGTGGATTCGATGCCGCATACAAGCGATTGGAATCAGGAGAATCGTTGGTACAAGCACCTGCCCCGTCAGTTAATGGCCCAATGTTTACGGGCGGATAAACAAAACCTAGAGGCGGATATTCTGGTCAGAGAAGGATTCCGATCAGCCTGGGGAAGAATCACCGTACTGCATGTTGGCGAGCCAGAGGACTGTCTGCGCTCGCTCGCCCTCTACACAGACACAGCAGACGATCCTAACGCAATTCAGCACATGCTCGTAACCCAGCGTGGGAACAAGCAGGCCGATCGCCATCGCATCATTCACTCAGCGGACGAAGCGATGGGGGCAGCGGCCGGGGATATCTTGCTCACCGTTACTGCCAAAGATGCGAAGATGCCTGGACTACGTTGGGATTTGGATCTGATTGAAAATGGAACTATCCCGCCAGGAGCAGATCGACTGCCCGATCCTGTCGATCGCTTAAACCGAGTCATCGTTGGCTTAACTACAACCCCAAAACGCATTGGCACAATTCTGCCCACAATAAAAAGCCTGCTTAACCAATCGCGTCCAGCAGATCAGATCATTCTGTCCGTCCCTGAGAAGCTGGCTAGAACAGGCGAACGCTTTGGGGATATTCCTAAAGAGATACAAGAGCTGGCTGATGCTGGTAAATTACAAATTCACCGCACAAAGGATTATGGCCCTGCGACCAAGTTTATTGGCCCGCTGGAAGTAGGCGGGGATCCTGACGACAAGATTTGCTGGCTGGATGACGATATTCTCTACAGTCCACGACTTTTGCAGACCCTCGCTGAAGAATTACACAACAGACCAAAAACGGCGATTGGAGTCTGCGGATTTTTTATGACGGGATCTACCGGCTACGCCATCGCCCCCGACCACGGCGGGAATGCGGAGATTCTGGAAGGTTTCGGCGGCGTGATGTGCAGGCGTTTGGACATGCCAAAGGCTGAGCTATGGCCAGCCGTTGCCGCGAATGACTTTGCTGGCCTGACTCCCTTGGCTCGCGCCCGTTTCCTTGCGGATGATTACATGATCAGCACGGAACTGCGGAAGGCAGGCACTGCCACGCTTGTCTGCAACACCTCAGACTTAAACCGCGCGAATGCCTTAAAGATTCGCCAGGAGGGATTGGGGCCAGACGCACTACAAAACAACAAAGGCACGGGCGGGAATCTGGCCGCCTATGCGTTGCTGAAAAATGGTTAAGACGCTCACCATCTCGGCCTACAATCGCCCCGCATATTTCGCTCAGGTAATCAGAGGGCTGGCATGGTGCGATGGGGTGGGCGAGTACGACGTCGTGGCTGTATTAGATCCATCCGACAAAACGCACGAGCTGGCAGAGATTGCTAAGGCGGCCGGTATTCAGACGATGATTATGCAAGAACGATTAGGCTGCGGATCAATGATTCGATACTGCATGGAGCTGGGATTTAGAATTTCAGATTTTCACATTCACTTGGAGGACGATACGGTGCCTAGCGTCGATTGCCTGCGCTGGTTTGAATGGGCGGCAAGGAATGCGCCAGCCACGATCCTGACGATCAGCGGCTACAACCAACACGGGGGCGATGCCAATCCAAACACGTTTGGCATCCGCAACTGGTTCACTCCTTGGGGATGGGGAACTTGGCGGGAACGATTTAATCAGCACCTTGCGCCAACTTGGGATTCTTCTTTTTGGGATGGCGGCGTGCAGAGAGTTAGGGAACGGCTTGGCATGTTTGAAATGTATCCGCGTGTAAGTCGGATACAGAACATCGGGGCAGAAGGCGGAACGTTTTGCCCAGGGTCAGAATTTCACAAAGAAAACCAGCACGCGACACGGGTGGCAATGCCAGAGGAGAAACAAACCACATGGATCACATCACAGTAGACTCAGAGGATTGGTTTACGTTTGGCGGGCTATACGACGACGTGCTCAAGTTGGTTCCAACCAGCGGAGTAGTTGTAGAGGTTGGATGTTGGAAAGGAAGGAGCACCGCGCACTTAGTCGTGTCGGCGTTTAATACTGGCCGATCGATTCGGGTATATGCGGTGGATACCTGGCTCGGATCTTCCGAGCACGGAGAACAGCCAGACCTTTACGATGCGTTTTGTAAAAACATGAAGCTTGTCTGGCATCTATTCACGCCACTGCGCAGGCCATCGATTGAGGCCGCAAAAGGATTTAAGGATGGATCGATAGACTTTGTATTTATTGATGCCGCGCACGACTACGAAAACGTAAAGGCCGATATCGCGGCTTGGCTGCCCAAGGTAAAGCGGGGCGGCGTGATTGCTGGGCACGACTACATGTGCGGTTGGCCTGAGGTGGATCGGGCCGTTGCAGAGGCTTTTAACTGCGTCACGTTTCAAGACAACTGCTGGGTCAAAGTTTTGACATAAGGAGCACGACGTGACCGAGCTGGAACAACTTATGACCAGCGGCCTTTCCGAAGCGATTGCCGCCGCACCCGTAACCGCATCTTTTAGCGGCACAGTCGTTACAGGCTTTTATACATCAAACGAGCAGACGGGGCAGCTTGGCTACGGCGGGATGATTGATCCACAAGGCAGCGAATTTGTTTATGTAAGCGCAGGCGTCACAACGCCCAGCCTGATGAGCGTCATCACGGTTGCAGGCGTTCGCAAGCGGGTAGCCGGGATCAATACGGACAGCGGCACGACAAGCCTTACGTTAAACACCCCGGAGGACGTGCGGAAATGAGCCTACGCCTAGACTTTGAAAACGCACTGACGAGCTACCTAACCACCGTCAGCCCGTCCAAGCCTACCGGCCTAAACATTCAGGCGGGGCATCGGATCGACGATTTACAGGTGCCAGCTCTGATCATCCATGCCGAATCGGCAGAGCCAATATCCGAAGGCAATTCTGGCGCGGATAGAAAGATCAGAATAGATGCGACCGTGATTACGCCTATGCAGGAAACTGGAACTACAGTAAGCCATTCAGCCTTCTACCTTTGGACTTGCGAAAGACTTAGAGATAATTCGGCTATCTGCTCCGCAATCACGGCAGGAATGACGGTTTATGGCTCTTATATTGCCGACGAAAAAAGCTCAGGAAACGAGCAGGCGATGGGCGACACAGTTTCAGCCTTCTTTTTTGTCACGCGCTGATTGACACGGATTATTCCCGCGTATGGCATACATCTACGGAACCACTGCTAGTTCTAACGTCACTGAATCAGTAGTAACCACAAATGAGCTTGCACCGATCGTTGGCGCAACTGGCGCTGTAGTTACTGTTTTCCAAAAATACGCAAGAGGCGAGGGAAGCACAGAAACCGTTGGCAGCGCATCATTACCGACGCTCTTTACCGGTTCGATGGGAACAACGGCTAGAATCACATCATACGAATATAGGGAAAGCCCTGTTGAGCCAAATAGGCTCACAACCAACACCACTCAACTGACAACAATCTCCTAATATGGCATTTTCAGGAACAGTATCAGGGTTGGCCTTAACAAACGTGTCCATTAGCGGATCTGTGGATACATCCATCGTTGAGTCAGGAACTGCAAACACAGCTCCAGTTGTTGCAGAAGCATATAACAAAAAACTGGATATCAGTATTGAGGGTATTGATGACGGTTTTACCGCAAGCACATCTGTAACTTACAAGGGCAAAACATTTTTAGTTACCAGCACGGAAACAAAGCGCACTGCAGGAGACGTTAAGAAAGTCTCTTTACGCGGTACCGCCTACGATTACGCAGCTTAAAACAATTGCTGGGAAGGGGCATAAAATATGTCCCTAGATTTAAAGTTTGCCGAGAGTGTTCTTAATCTGAATCACCGCGTACTCGGCAAAAAATTAAAGCCGTTTTCGCTTTGGCACGCCCTACTGCTTGAGGCGATTCAATCGCCAATCTGGCTAGGCCAAGGTAAGCTAACTCTGGCTGATCTTCATTCTGCTGTTGCGATTTGTTCAAATGAGTGGCCTAAATTTAATCTTAAGGCCGACGCCTTTACAATTCTGCGCAACACGTTTTTAAGAGGAGAGCGATTAGAGAAAGAATCTAAAAAACTTATTGCCTATTTTAACGACTACAATTCAGTCCCAATGCTTTGGACGGTTGAAAAGACGGACAAAAAAGAAACGCCAAAATGCCCTTTACCCATGGCGCTAGATCTTGTCGCTTGGCTCGTACGCCACGGATTTGGAGAAACTAGGTCGTGGAATATGCCGATAGGATTAGCTCATTGGTACTATATTGCGTGCGCAAAGCAGAGGGGATCCGATATCGATCTTGTTAGCCCGGAAGAACAGCTCGTAATTGATCGGGTAAAGGCAGGGCAAAAATGAGACTGCAACCCGTCTACATGCGTGTGGACGATTCTCGCCTTCAGCAAGCGCTCAAGCAATGGATGGTGTTGAAGGGGAAAAATGTTTCAGAAGCCCTAAAGAAAGCAACGCGACTGATTTGCGTTAATCTTGCCTATCAGACTCAACCTTTTGGAGATGAGCAGGGAAGGCTGCAAGGTATGAAGGCAATCGCTAGGGATCTAAACTATATTTTTGTAAGCCTTAATGCACAAAGCATGGCCTATTTCAAAGAGGTCATGGGAGGAACAAATAAACGCTTAGTATTAACACGTAAAGACGGCACGGTTTGGATTACTGATACCGATACTTATATGACAAAAAGTCAGATGAAGGCTTTTCATCAAACAATGAGAACACCCGGGCGTGGGAATGTGAAAAATGCAAATTCCAAACGGCAAACAAAGGATGTGGGTAGGCATCAGGAGCGGCCGCGAGGCGTGGTTTCAGAATCCGATTTAACATCTTACACGCAGAGCGTTTGGAAAAAGTCAGGCATAGCTAAGGGTGGCTGGGCTGCATGTGCTAAGATTTTAGGTGGATCTAGGGGCATTCCGCAGTGGGTAACTAGGCACGCTGGCAAACGAGCAGGCGGCATGGTCAACGATCAAAGCATGCGAAAAAAAGATCCGCGAATTACATTCACAAACATGGTTCCGTGGGTGTCGAAAGTATTGTCGCCAAGCCAAGGTCAGCACGCTCTTGACATAGCCAAGTACAAGATTGTGAAAGAGATCGATATAGCCATTAAGCATTCTTCCAAAGTTGCGGGGTTTAAATGAGTGAAGTAAAAGTATCCGTAGGGCTTGAGACAACGGCATTTGAGACTGGATTTGCCAGGTTACAAAACTCTGCGGCACGATTTAAGCATGAGCTAATGGCGGGCCTTGCTGGCGTGTTTGGTTTGGAACGCCTGGCGGCTGGATTTGAGGGGGCTATCAGTAAGGCATCTCGCCTTGTGGACGTAGCTAAACGATTTGGAATCCCATCGGATGAACTACAGAAAATGGCAAACGCAGCAGAGTTGTCTGGCGTGGATATGGAATCGCTTGCTCGCAGTATGCAAAGAATGGAAGTGAATGCGCAAAAAGCATTCAACGGAACAGGGGAAGATGCGGCAAAACTACGAGAAGAATTTAAGGCAATAGGAATATCTGGGAACGATTTGGTCACAATGACTCCTACTGAAAAGCTGATGAAATTTGCAGACGCACTTCATAGCGGAGCATTGGCTGGAAGGGACTTTGCTCTGGCAAAAACCTTAATGGAACGTGGCGGCCCTGGTATGCTTGCCTTTTTGGGGCAGGGTGCTGAATCCATACGCGAAGAAGCCGACAGCATGCGCTCGTTTTCAGTAGAAACAGCAGGCGCGCTTAAAGGGCTTGAGGATGAATTTATACGGATTAAAAACAATATAACGGATCTGTTTGGAGATATTGCCGCCAAGTTTGGCACGCCTATGTTGCGACTGTTTGCTCAACTTCAAGCAGTAGCTTACGAATTTGGCGGCCAGATTGCTGACCTACTGGCAGGAAACGTAAAGGAACTAATGAACGGGCCGCAGAAGATGATTGAAGCATTTCAAAGGGGTGGGCAGGAATTTGATCAACGGATGGCTATATCGGCAAACCAAGGAAACAGGGCGATGCCTAACATGGATGCTGTAGCTGCCCCATTAAAGGGAGACAACAAACTCACCATTCTTGCGGATGCCCTGCAGAAGGTTGGAGGCGGTGGCCAATTCGCACGAATCGGCGGGCAGGATTATACAAAAGACATTTACGGTGGCCTATCTTCTGGAAAATTTAGAGTAAAAGCGGAGATCGTTGACGGCATATCAGGTTTCAGCGCAACACAAGGAGCACAATAATGGCATATTACGAACAGCCCGGACGCACGACTTCTGTTGATAGTAATGGGAAACAGACAATTACAATAACCTATGTCGGCACAGAGGAAGCTACGCAGCCATCGGGTATCACTGGCACAGTAAAATCCAAATCAGTCACAAAGTCGGAAGCTGGCCAGATTCGCACGCAGTTTCAGATTGAGCTAGATTCACCAGCTCAAGGCTCAGTCGGACAACAAGGAAAGTTCTCTGGCGGGGCAAGCCTTGAATATGTTTCATCTGTGCGCACCGTTCCAATTGAAGCTCACCCCAACTTTGGCGGATCGCAAATCTCAAGCGGCGGCTTCATTAAACCCGAAGATATAAAACTAATTAAGGACACAGTTCAAACACCTGGAAAAACATTTGACGACATATCAGATCAGCTTGTTTCTGGAGAGTTGGGAAAGTGTAGAAGTCTATATGGTTATCTCGCCAAGGGAGTGGAATCTTATTACGTGCCGTCCATGATTGTGCGTAAAACATATCAGGCATCCTCTCCTCCTTCTGGCGGAAACGTTGGCAAGATATCTTCACCAGGTGGCGCAGTTCCAGGCGCACCAAAAGGCGCAACTTTTCTTTTGATCAACATTTCAGCACGAGGAACAAGCGGATCTTACACAGTCACGGAAGAGTACGAAATGAGCGGGGAAGGTGGCTGGGACACGTTTCTCTACGGATCTTAATCTTTTGACACCTCAATAAGCTAAATCCCTATGCCTCACTATTACGTAGACCTAGATAACAATAAGCTGATCACAGGCTCATCCAGCACACAGATTGCGCCTACGCCAAGCCTCTACCAAGGAGACAAGCCAACTTTAGAGCTGGAACTTATTACAAGGACAACTGGCGTGATGGCTCAATACACATCCGCAGCCAGCGCGGTGAACGTGCGGATCGGAGCGCTGGGATCTTCCAGCGTTGCTTCCGCACTCACGCTTTCGGTGGTAACCCTTTCCGCTATTGCAACAGCCACGGCTGGAATTACAAGTCCAGTCACGGCTACTGGCCTTGCATCTATGCTTGGATCAATAACGGCAACCGCCACGGCTGGCGTAAATAGTCCTGTTACTGGTTCTATCACGGCAAACTTTAGCCAAGTGCAGTTGCCTTCGATTATTCCAGTTCTTAAAAGTAATCAGTTGGTGGCGCTGGAAGTGCCGACGTGCGGCAACTATTTTAGCGCTGTCCCGTGCGTTTTTGTGTCTGAGCCAGACATTTTTAAGAATGAGAGAATTGTGCTTACAAGCGCCGTTCAAACTCAAATTACCACTACAATAACAAATTCAGGCGATACTTACACATGGCCAACGATTATCAGTCTTTCGGCCGATCTTTACGGGGTACATGGTACCGCAGCAAGCGGAAGCCTAGCCGAATATGAGCTTAAAATCATCTCTGACGTTGGAACCGTTGCAACCAAATACCTATATTCATATTTTCCTCAATCTGCTACTGCTATCGCAACATCTGGAAGCTTGTCTGTTTCTACCGGATTTAACCTTTTGGGTGATTTAAAAGCTACCTATAATGCCCTTGGCCAAGGCGGCGCGAATGCGACGTTGACTCCAACTATTACCTACGATTATCGTTCGCCTGAAAATACGGCTCAACTTTCAGTTTCGCTTTCTGAAAATAAGCCAGTTCTTTTGGTATCAAATGCTGGCAACGGTTACAGCAATCCTCCAGATATATTTGTAATCCCACAGCCACAGGATTACACGCTGGGAGCTGCGGTCACGCTTACCTCCGCATATATCTCTGGTCGCACTACTGTGGTCACGTCCACAGCTCACGGCGTCAGCACTGGATCCTTAGTCATGGTAGAGGCATTGGATTGCCTAGCTCCTAACGGATTCAAGTATTTTGGCGTAAAAGGGATCTGGCCAGTTGTTTCAGCCTCGAGCAATTCATTTTCTTTCAGGATTGATAAATTTGCCTGCCACTCAGCCGCATCAGTTTCCCTTGTTACCACTGGCGCCAAAATCTATCCAGTAAACTTTGCTAGGTCACTTTCTTCTGCCTCTGTCTCTTGCGCTGGTTCTGGCTACGCTGTCGGAAGCGCCATTCCTTTTGGCATAAATTCCGATTCTTGCGGTGGTCTTGCCGCGTCAGGCACTGTTTCTGTCTCTAACGCTGGGCAACTTGCTGGCATCACTGTCATTTGTGCTGGAAGCGGTTTTACCACAACTTCTACCGTAGTCAGTCTTGCAAGTTACAAATCCATTTCTGGCCTTTCCGTCACTTGCGCCGGATCTGGCTACTGGACGGATATTCCTGCCGTTGTCGTAGATTCTATTAATTATGTCCCTACGGCTCCTGGCGCCACGCCTGCCGTTGTGTCGGCCGGGCTAAATGGAGACGGCACGATCTCGCTCTCGCTGGTAACGGCTGGATATGGCTATACCGCCACGCCTTCCGTCACTATTAGCGCACCAAACAGCGGTAACGGCATTAGACTCGTATCCGTCGTAACGCCTGGCGTCGGCTACTCTGACGGCACGTTTGCTTGTACCGTATCCGCAGCTCCGACGGGCGGAGCTACCGCTATTGTCAATTTTGTAAAATCTGGGACAAGCCAATCGTTTACTATTGTTAATCCTGGGCGCGGCTATACCAGCGTGCCTGCGGTTGTCGTAACAAAGCCAGACCTCGGCGGGCAAGTTTCCGCATTTACTGTCACATGTAAGGGCGCCGGGTATCTAATCGCTCCGGCTATTACTTTGACGGGCGGAGGCGGATTTGGGGCTGTAGCGGAAGCCACGATTGATAACGGATCCATTACTACAATTTCAATCACTACTGGCGGCACTGGTTACACATCCGCCCCAGCAGTCTCAATTGATGTTCCACCATCGTCTGTTTACTACAAAAAGCAGATTGATTTATCCGCAGCATCCGTCACCTCGATTCTGAACGGCAACACGTCAGCCTCCGCATATCTTCAGATTGAAGAAAAGAGCGGATCGGATACGACTGTGCTGGCTCAAGTTCCCGTTACAATCCAAGCCCGCGTCTCGTAAGGAGCGGCCGTGGCCAGCGACAAACCCGACAGCTTCCAGTGCGGGGCGTTTGAAGTAGCAAAAAATCCAAATGTTTCGCAATTTGTAGAAAAGCTCAATCGGTTGCGGGAGGCAGTGGATCAGTGTCGATTGCAGCCTGGCGTTGGGTACACGTTAAACCGATCATCAGGTGGCACGTCCCTAACGATCAGCGCGGGACAGGGCGGTGTAGTCGCACCCGATATTCACCCATTTAAAATCTTTGCCCGCATGAAAGATAATAAGATGCAGGCTAAGATTCAAAAAGAATCCGAATTATATGATCCAGTTAAAAAAGATATAACTGGCCTAGATGAGTGGAATAACATTGGGAATAGTGAGATATGCCAGATCTACTTAGAGGCAAAGATTTCTGATCATAAAATACAATCTGCAAAAATCGACTTTTCTGGAAGCAGCAAATCCCTTGTTGATCCATCTGACGGGCAGTCCGCACAAACAGCTACCAGAATCCCGATTGGATCGATTACAAAAAAAGGTGTGATAACGCAGAGCGTAAAAACGCATCTTAGAACAAATCTTGGCTGCCTAAACGGATTTGCGTACCTACTGATTGTGCCGTTGTGAGCGCACTTCAGTGCCCGATTGGCGGGGTTAAACACAGAAAAGAATACCCTGGCGGCGAACAGGCATACTTAGCGTCCATTCCGCAAAACCTTTATCTTGTGGAAGTTCCTATTGATACTTCGATCTCGCTGATGTCTGGTAAATACAAAAAACTAAATACACGGCTAAATTACAACGCAATAACCGCACAAATAAACGGACTCTTTGTTGATGAAACACAAAATTGCGACGACTGCACAGCTAGCGTTACACGACTTACCATTAACAAAACTCAGCAGAAAGAAATTGATTATCCCGCATGCCAAAAGGAGGGAGTCTATGATTCAAGTCTGCCTTTAGATGCAGAATTATTGTACGAAAGCAGCGAGAAAAATCTAAGCGGATTCATAACATGCCCAAATGGCGCCATTCAGATTGAAGAGATTATTCAATCACTTCAAGAGGACGGGCAATCGTCGTATGCGGTTCAAATGACTATTCAGCAAACAGGCTACGCCAAAAAGCCTTTTTACCATGATTATATCTTGGGGGTAAATAGGCAGAAAGGCTCTGGGGCAAAAGCCACTTTTAGAATTGGAGACTTTCAATACAAGTGCGATTACAAGCTAGAGAGCGATTATAGCAACGGATTTGCAGATCCGCCGCCGTGCCTTTTGAGCATCTTTCAGGAAAGTGCTTACGATTTTGACGCAACCTTTGAAAAATGATCAAAATGGATGCCTTGTCTATAGTCGCCCGCCTTGGCTTGGCTGATGAAAAACTGGCGCAAAGCAGGCTAAAGATATGCGGGAAGTGTCAGCACTACAGTAATTACCGTTGCGGCAAGTGCGGCTGCTTTATGTTTATCAAGGCACGCATTAAGAGTCTGAACTGTCCGATTGGCCTATGGGGCGTCTTTGACAAGAAGTGAACTGAGATCCACATGTCGGCCTCTTACAACATCACTATCGAACAGGGAACGGATTGGACTCGCGACCTATTCCTTACTACTGCTACCCAAGGATACATTAGTCTTGCTGGCAGCACCTTCACCGCTCAGATCCGCCAGATGCCAGGGGGCACGGTAGTCACGCAGATTGCGACCAGCGTTGTGTCGGCAGCCGGTGGCCAGCTACGCCTTACCGTTACATCGGCAGCAAGCCTGCTCGTACCCACCGCTGGCGCGAAGTACGACCTAGTGCAAGTGACTAGCGCCGGGATTGCGACAAGGCTGCTGGAAGGCGCTGTGACATTAAGCCCAAGGATAACCGTACCATGAGCGATATTTACCTACAGATCACCGAAACGCCCACCGTAGTCACACTATCCGCGCCAGTTGTGTCCGGGGCATTAGCGGCAACAGTTACAGTAGCAAACGTGGTAAGCGTGAATGTTGTGACTATGCCTAGCATTAGCGTGCAGGCTCCATCGGTAACAACGGTCATCGGATCTGTCACATTGGGGGCAAGCACAGCACAAATTGGAAGCGTTACGGCAAGCATCAGCGGAACAGTGCCAGTTAGCGGAACATTTTATCAGGCGACGCAGCCGGTGTCTCTTGCATCTGTGCCAGCGCATGCGGTAACTCTCACAAGCACGACGGTAACAGTTAGCTCACTGCCCGCCCTTGCGGCAGGCACGGCTCAAATCGGAAGCGTCACGGCATCCATCTCTGGCACAGTTCCTGTTTCTGGTACTTTCTACCAAGCCACTCAACCCGTTAGTGGAACTTTCTGGCAGGCGACTCAACCAGTTTCGCTTACATCCACCACCGTCACAGTAAACTCGCTACCAAGTCTTGCGGCTGGCACAAATCAGATCGGCTCTGTTACGGCTTCCATCAGCGGGACAGTCCCAGTCTCAATCTCATCAGTCACCATTGGTAATTCCGTAACTATTGGCTCTTGTGTGACTCACGGTGTTACGATTGCCAATACAGTAGTCACATTCACACCCGCTCAAGGCACGACAGTATCTAACACGAACTTTACCAGCATCACGCCATCTACCACGCTCGTGTCAGCAGTAGAGGGCAGGGAAGTGTTGACGGTATTTAACGAAGGCCCAACTCTATATATCTCGCCTGGTGCGACCTGCACCACTATCAGCTACCAAGTTCGTTTATCGGCTGGCGATTATTGGGAATGTCCGCAGGGTCAACTTTCACTTGCCCATACGGCAGTATTCGCCACGGCTGGCACGGCTAGGGTTACCGAAGTTAGTTAGGAGCTAGGCGATGCCTTTGTTTTCGGCAGTCGCACCCTTGCCAGTTAATCGAATTAAAAACAGATTATTCGATCAAGACGCAAGAGACTACATTTTGCGAGTTGAGGCAGCAGATGGCGAGAGGCTTGAATCACAAGTACGTGGGGCTATTAACGCTTTCGTTCTAGGATGCAAGGCAGATGGGATTTGGGATGCTATTGTCGGATGTTGCATTATGGCTGGGGCTAGAACTCATACTGGTGCTTTAGTGCCACTCAAGGGAACTGCACCAACTAATTACAATTTTGCAAGTGGGGATTACAACCGAAAAACTGGACTACTCGGTAACGACTCAAATAAAGTATTAGATACAAATTACACAAACAATGAGGCAATTTTATATTCACAAAATAACAATCATTTGTCTGTTTATATAACACAACTTCAAACCGATACGACTGGGCAAATTATTGGAACAATAGCTGGGGCTGGCAGCCTTTCTTATATTAGACACCCAGCCACAACTCAAATTAATTTTGTTTCTATGACATTGGTGAACACAAACAGAAATGTATCATCCTTATCAACTGGGTTTCAAGGTTTAACAAGAAATAATTCTTCAAATTTTACAAGCAGAGCAACAACAACAAGCGGGCCGAGTGAAGCTACTACTACTGGAACTTCTCAATCACCAGCAAGTCTCAAGTGGGGTGTATTTGGTGCTTTTACTGCCGCCGCCCCAACTACCCCAACACAACTAACTTCGGCAAGGATGTCTTTTTATTCAATCGGAAAAAGCCTAACCCTTTCTTTGCTAGATTCCAGAGTAACCAACCTAATGAACACGCTTGCTAGCGTCATACCCTAATGCCCATTCTCTTTATCGCTCTATTGTTCTGCTCTTGCTCGCCAAAGCCAGCGGATAACACAGGACTGCCGGATTACAGCGATATGTCTGCGGCCGAGGACGCGGGGAAGGCAAAGTGAATGACTGCGCCCGACGATCGCAACACGCCCGGCTGGCGTGAATTTACTGCCAGCCTGCGCTGGCTTGAGGCCGAGGGCTACATCGAAATGTTCTACAACGAGAAGGGCGAGGAGATGGTGCGGATCGCCGAAGGCGCAGAAACGGCCACCCTATGAGCACTGACCAAGTAGCCGAACTTTCTGAGCGGTTAAGCCTAGTCCGTGAGAGCATCGCCCGGATCGAGACTCGCCAGTCGGTAATTCTGGATTTACTAGAACGATCACAAGCCAGCCTAGGGGAGTATCACGGCCGCCTAACCAACATGGAGCGCGACGCCCACACGATTAAAACGAAGCTATGGCTTGTGGCGTTAGTATCCGGGGCAGTGGTAAGCACGGCGTGGGAGTTGATCAAGCGTCGGTTCAGCCTTTAGCCAGCTTTGACACCCCGCTAGGTGGTATGGACATACTCAATAACATACTAAACAACTGGCAGTCGTATCTCGGGGCCGTCTCAGCCGTGCTTGTAGCGGCTATCGCAGTCGCCTCCCTCATCCCAGGCGATCAACCTGAGAAAAGCTTGCAAGCTGTGGTAGATTTTTTGTCCAAGCTAAGTCGCAAATAACCCGCCCATGATCGCCGGAATCTTAACGGCGCTTGGCGGGATAATCGGGATTGTGTTGTGGTTCTTAAAACGCAAATCGCCCTTACAGCGCAACTTCGAGGCGATTGAACTTGAACGCAGGAAAAGACAAAGGGACATCGATGCGTGGTGGACTAAACGCCCTCCTGCTGATCAGTAGCCTGGCACTGTGCTCCTGTGCGACAACCTCGCAAACGCAGGACGGCCCGCCGCCAAGCCCGGACACGATCAGCTATTTCATCTACGAGTGGGACAAGGCCGAGCGAACAAACAAGCCCTGCCCACAAGCTTACAGAGATCTGTTTGCGCAATCGCTCAAGGCGCTTTCTGATTGCCTGGCAGAAGTTGAAAGAGAGCGAGCGAGGAAGTGACCAGCCTTGCGGAAGCTAGTTCCCGCACCTTGCGGGCGATTGATTCTTTGGACACCAGCTTTCAAAAACAGGTGAGGGGATGGGTGAATGAGATGGTAACCAGTCGGATTGAGCCGCTGATCTACTGCGGCCGTCGCACTATGGAGGAGCAGGCCGCGCTTTATGCGAAAGGAAGGACGGACGGGAGCAGCAAGATCGTGACCAAAGCCAAGCCAGGTCAAAGCTATCACAACTACGGGCTGGCGTTTGATTGGGTGCCGTTGAAGCAGTCTGGCAAAAACGCGGATCTGTGGTTTGCCGATTGGGATAACGAAACCGCTTTCCGCCTTGGCGAGCACGTTGGAATTGCATTCCGCTTGGTCGGCATTAGCTGGGAAACAGGTCATTTGCAAAGCAGCGACTACAAGAGCTGGCGTGACATCTCACGCAACCCTGTGGAACAAGTGCAGGCCAAGGACATCCGCAAACAGAGCAAGGCCACAAGCCTAGTCAGTAACCGCCCGTGGAGTTCACGGTGACGCCCGAACACGAGAAGCATCTGGCTGGCATTGTACGCGATTTAAGCAGGGATCTGGACGCCAAGTACCGCAAAGGGCAAGAAGAGCACGGCGGAGCGCTTTGGCGCAGGCCCGTGTGGAAAGATGCTTGGGAGGAGGTTCTGGATCTTTGCACGTATGTACACACGTTAAAAATGCAGCTTTCCGTGATTGCCGAGATCGCGTTGATCGGGGCAAGCGATGAGAGCGTGGTAGCAGCACAATCGCGGGAAAGTTGTCGCCAGATCCTTGCTGTGCTCGAAGGATTCCCATCGGCCGCTGATAAGAAATGAAAGTCATTCGGAAATGGAAAAAGTGGCTGGCGGTCAGCTGCTCCCATGGTCACCTAGCGAACGCGGCCGCGTGCAAGGCTGCTCTAGAAATGAAACGACGATGGAATCCAGATACCACTCTACACCTTGGCGATTTTGTTGATCTGTCCGGGCTGATGGGTAGCGCAAGGAAAGATCCAGATTCTCCCGAACGCAGTTCGTCGATTCGTGAGGACTTTGATGCAGGGGTTAATTTTGTTCGAGAACTTGCGCCACGTTACATCTTTGAGGGAAACCATGAACACCGTCTAACGGCTCTACAATACTCGCCAAGCGCAATCGTGGCGCACTGCTGCACGTCGGCTAAATCGGAGATCTATAACATGTGCAAGGATCTAAAGGCGAAGTATGTGCCTTACGACATTGAAACAGGCTGGCACGACCTAGGCGGGACGGCATTCGGCCACGGATTTATGTATTCAGAGTCCAGCGCAGTACGCGACCACGTTGAAATGCTACGCAAACCTGTCGTCATGGGGCATCTGCACCGCGTGGATCGGACGGCTGGCCGCAGCATCGGCGCACCCGTGGGATGGTCGATCGGTTGCCTAGCGGATATTCCGAGCATGCACTACGCCAGGAGAATGCGATCCGTTACTAGGTGGCAGCACGGAGTTGCCTGGGGCGAATACGTAGAAGGGGGGCAGGGGTGCACGGTTAACGTCCTGTCGCCCGTGGGAGGAGTATGGCGGTATCCGCTGTAAAAGATTGGGCGGTCGCTCTTGAGGAGTTTGTCGAGCGAAGGGCTGTGGCTGTTCCGCCTGACTTTAAAAGTGCCGCTCAAATTGCAAAAATATGGGGCTACACACAGTCGCACGCCAGCAAGATGCTGAACTCCATGGTGAGGAATGGCCGAGCTGAAATGCGGAAGTTTGCAGTTATGGTAGATACGTCCAACAAAAACAAGTATGGCCCGCGTCGTAGCTATTCCCGCCTAACGCCTTACTACAAGATTGTTAGTCCAGCTCCGCGTCAGCGTACTGCGACTTAAACTGACGCAAATTGTTTTCGGTTACTTCTTTTTTGTCGAAAAAATAGTAAAGGCGTCTGCCTTGAAAATCGTCCCGAATTGGCCCAGGTGCCACAATGCACTTTGCGGATTCACCCACAGCAATGTTTGAGGCATCTGGATGGTCGGCCACAAGAAATGTGCTGCCCTCTTCGCCTTTATCGGTTTTCTTAATGTAAGTAATTTCTAGGATAACTACATCATCCTGTTTGTGCCTTGCCACTACTATGCCAGGCGTTACCCATACCATTTTTGCCGTCATACCCGCCGGAGTTTCCCTTTGTTGCTTCATTCTCTGAGCCTGAGCATCCGTGGGAACTCTCACAAAATATCCTCCGCCACCCACTTTATGTTGTGAACCACTACTTACTTGGGACTGAGCTAAAGAATATAATCCAAGGAATAAACAAACAATTAACGAGCTTTTCATATCCTTATTTTTTATTGGTCTTAGTAAAAATAGCAAGATTGCCTTTGATGCGCCCATCCGCAATGGCGCATTCCCGCAGAATTAACTGCGTGATATATGCCGAAAGTGATAGACCGCCCTTATTAGCCAAATCAAAAGCCTTTTTCTTAATGTCTGCTGGCAGATAAATGTTTGTTCTCTGCTTATTCATAGACGCAAAGTATGCGCTAGTTGTGCGCAATGCAAGATCAAACAAAAAAATAATAGAAATCTATTGACGCATTACATTGTGCGCACATTGTGCGCCTATGGCACGAGCGATAGAAAATGAGCAAACCAACCTGTATCTGCCGCTCGACGTGAAGAAGGCTGGATTCAAACTTGCAGACGATCGTCGTCTTTCCTTTTCGCAATTAGTGACGCAACTCATCGAGGCTCAGCTCGAAGAAAAGGATAAGCAATAGTACCTCTATGAGCTCGGTGCGTCTCAACGATAGTGCAATGAAACTCCGCCAGGAGAACCGAGCTCTTTCCCTTCGCCAACTAGGCGCAGCTTACGGGCTGGGGTACGTGCGCATTAAGCAAATGCAGTCGTTGCCTGGATTCCCGCTGATCGCGGGTAAGGTAATTCCGAGCGACTTTGATCAGTGGCGGCTGATGCAGACTGGCCTAAGTTCACTGCATCGCGGAGATCGTCTACGCAGTGTCGTTGGTAAAGTTCATGCACTAGAGTCGAAGAGTGGTTCACGAGTCTCATGGCGACAGATTGCGAACACCCTGAAAGACGAAGCCTGGTTACACGAGTTACCCGCAAGGAATGAAAACAGTGACGTTTGAGGCCGCATATATCGAGCAGCCTGCGCCAGCAAAGCGAGGCTCGCGTGCGAGGCACCTCGCAAGTGATCTCGCGCCCTTCGGCCTTCATCTTGGCAAGCATAGGTTCAATGGCGGCCGGGATAGGAATGCTAAACGATTTGCCGGTGCCACCCTTGGGGCAGGGGAACGTAAGGATGCGATTCTTCAGATCCACGCAGTCGAGAGGTATTTGCGTCTCACGCAATCTGCACCCCGTAGCCAGGGCGATCTCAAAGCTGACTCGCATCCAATCGGGCACACCTTCCACAGTGAGAGCCTTCCGGGTGATTTTAACTTCATTCTCCGAAAAGATAGGTTTAATGCGTGCAATCGGCCCCCGCTTAATTCGGTAATCCAGAAGGGCGACAGAATCCATCTTGCCAAGCAGTCGGCCTTGCCTGTGAATCCATTTAAGAATTTTCAGGTCTTGGCACGCTTGGTTACGGCCAGCCTTACCGCCGGACGTGCGTGGGAGGCTTTGGCGCCATTTCAAATAAATTTCACAATCGGATGGAGAAAACGCTTGCAGGGTTATTTTTTTTTCGATAATAAATCGCACAAGATGACGCCAGCAATTCCTGTAATACACTTTTGTCAGAGGGGAAACGGGATGATTCTCGATCAAATCCTCAACCCAATCGTGGCCACTATCCGCTCGCTTTTCATTAACGCCAATTTGAGCAGCCTCGGCCGTTGCCTTGGCGCGGTGCAGGGTATTGTCGATTCGGTAGCGGGTGCTCTTGCTACGCCATTTTCCAGTCGGATCTTTAAAACGAATAAAGAACCAAGGGCTGCCGCGTTTCTGGTAAGAATACGCCATGGTGATAACGGTAACATTTACTAAGTTTGACGCAATAAATTACTATGAAGCTCCCAATCATAATCAATCAAATCGAATCAGGTAATTGTACCGTGGGTTCAAATCCCACCCCGTCCGAAGCTTATCACTACAACGACTTAAGCCGAAACGGTAACACGGCGGTAATTACTGGGCCTAAAAAGGCTCACTACCAACAACTAAATTTAAATTCGCGGGGCGGGTACGATTTGACCCCCGACGCGTTTGTTTATCACCCAAACCCCGCCGTGTGCCGTATGTGGGCACAGCAACACGAGGCCAGCAAATGATCTCGTGGGAAGTCATGCGGGATCTCGCTCAGGTATCCATGCTGATTACTGGCTGGGCGCTGTTCGTAGGCTCTGGAATCGCTGGGCTAACCGTGGCCGTACTGGTGTTTGGGTGGGTAGTCGATCAAGTGCGTCGATTTTTTTGGGAGGGCAGATGATTTACGCCAAGGACAACGGTGCCCCCGCACCTGAAAGCCAAGGCGGCGTGGCCGGGGCGTTCTATCCGCCTGCGGCTACTGTTCGCGATTTGGAAGCAGAGGGCATCTTGCCCATCTCAGTCTCGCAATCCTACGGATCGGCCCAGCTATCCCAGACCACCGCTCTTATCGATCTGCAAACCAAGTACCGCAAGCTGCGTAATGACCTAGACGGCATTCAAGAGGTGGTCGCAAGCCTGCTCAAGAGGGCGCAATCGTGAGCGCATTAGCCAGCAAATTTCTAGTGTTGTGGAAAGTAGCTGGCGGCCCGGAGTTGGTGGCTGAGCACACGTTCCACCCGACACGTAAATGGCGTTTCGACTACGCCTGCAAATCCGCCCGCTGTGCGATCGAGCTGGACGGCGGTGCGTTCCTACCGTTTGGCGGCCGTCACGGGCGAGGGATGGGGATGGTGAAAGATTGCGAAAAATACCGAGCAGCCGCCGACCTGGGCTGGCGCATCTGGCGTTTTACAACCAAGTGCCTGACGGCCGAAGCAGTGGCGATGACGGCCAAATCATTCCGCTTGTCGATGAAGGAGAAAACAAAATGAGCGAACCAACCAACGAGACACCTATCACTAACGACAAGCCGGACTACGAATACGACGTCTATGAGCGGGAGAAAGCTGACTCTGAATATGAGGAACAGCGCTTCGCCGATTACTACGGGAACAACCGACGGGGCTAATTATGACCGACCTAACGAAATTCCGCCTAATCGAAAACATTGAAGTGATGGCCTGTCGCAACTCAGCCGAGCGGGTTGTGAAAGCAGTCAATCGTGGCGACTTAGCTCAAGCCAAAGACTTGGCCCGCAAGCATGAGATCGCTTGGCACTTGGCTGACCGTGAATTTCAAGACCTTAACCAACCGCACCGAAATAACGATTTTTGTGACGATGAGTAGTCGTCGCAAATCCAAGAAACAAAAACAAAGAAACAATAAACAAGAAAGGAAATCCTAGTATGCCAATCGTAGCATCAAGAGGGGGCACATATACGCCAGCCCCAGAAGGGAATCACGACGCAGTATTCTGCGACGTTGAGGATCTCGGCGTAGTGGAAACGCAGTATGGAAAGAAGCACCAGATCAGGTTGGTCTGGCAGATCGCTGAGAAGATGGAGGACGGGCGGCCGTTCACCATTGGCCGACGTTACGGGCTGAGTCTGCATGAGAAGTCGGCTCTGTTCAAAGATCTGAAATCCTATGCCAAAAAGGCGCCACCGCAGAATCTGGATCTGGAAACGCTGATCGGTAAGCCGTGCCAGATCCTCGTGACTCATGCGGAGCGTGATGGCTCTACATACGCCAATGTGCAGGCGGTACTGCCTGCAGGTGCAAACAAAATCAAAGTCGATAAGGATTTTGTCAGGAAGTGCAATCGTCCTGGCGCTCCTAAACCAGCAGTAGTCGAGCTGGATGCCGACGGAACACCCGTACCGTTCTAACCAAATTGGCCGAGGTGGTTCCATCCCACCGAGGCCAGAAAGAATCCCCCCATGGAAATCCTAACTTTAATAGTTCAAATCGTATTCCCAACTACAGCAGTTGTGCTGGCTCTTATGACCATGCGCTTGCTGAAGGATTGGCAGTAATGGCTGCGTTAATTGCTACGGCAAAGACCGAGTCGTCGCACTATTACTTGGCGTCGGGTGAGTCGTGCCATGGTGATCTGCGATCTGCCCGAAAGGTGGGGGCGTATCCGTCAGTGACCACAATCCTCGGAGCGGCTGGCCCCAGCAAGCAAGGGCTGATGAATTGGAAGGAGGAGCAGGCCATTGCTGCGGCCCTTTCGCTACCTCGGAACGATGGTGAATCGTTGGCCGATTTTGCCAAGCGGGTGGTATTGGACAGCAGAAAGGAAGTGGAGGCGGCCGCACTTCGCGGAACTCACATTCATTCCCTGGCTGAAATGATAATTAATCGGCAAGAGCCGGGTGAACTGGTTAAAGGCTACGAGGAGCATTATGCAGGGCTAAAAGAATGGCGTGAGTGTTGCGTGACAAAAGTTCACGCCAGTGAATCAGTCCTAGTCAACGAGGCTGAAGGTTACGCAGGAAGAGTGGATTTGATCGCTCAGATCCACGGTGAGATGGAGGTCATTGATTTTAAGACGAGGAAATTCAAAAAGGACGCAAAAGGTATCTCAAAAGCATTGGGCTATGAGACTGATCTTTTGCAACTTAGTGCCTACGCGTACGCCTTCACGGACGACGGAATGGCCTGCCGAAACATTCTGATCGATCCAGTCACCGGCCAGTTGCAGGACATTCGCTACACGGCCGAGCAAGTTGCCCAGGCGTTTGAGGCGTTCACATCGATCTGCAAGGTGTGGCGTTGGCTGAAGAAATATGACCCGCGGGAGGTTAAGTTGTGATCGAGATCCTACCCGAGCAATCCACGCACGAGCAGTTACTAAACCGCGTGCGCTCGTTGGCCCGTGAGCTGGCAGAGGCAAAGTCAGCACTGGCGGCTGCTGAAGGACGCGAGAACAATTTAATCGAACGAATAAGGGCTGGCCTATGAGAGCGCTTTGCAACGTAGTGCTGACGTTTCTGGCGTTCTTTGGGTTCCCAGTGACGCAGGCATCAAACGTGATGATTGATTTAAGGCCAGACGCCAAAAAGATCGACGTAAAAAAAATTAAGGTGCGTATCACTGGCTATTGGCCAGGGGAAGATGAGTGGAGCAGCCGCTATCAGTCCAGCACTGGCACAAGGTTGCGGGCTGGCCGTCACTGCGCAGTCGATCCAGACATCATTCCGCTGTGGTCAAAGATCCGCGTGATGGGCGGAAAGCGTGAGTGGGTGGCCGTGGATACGGGCACGGCAGTCAAAAGCAAAAAGGCAAGCGGTGGAAAGCTGCCCGTGGTGGACGTGTTTGCTGCTAGTGAAAAGCAGTTTAACGCCATGCGGTTGCCAAAAGTGGCGATGGTGGAGGTGATGAAGTGAGTACCAGAGCCGCCACGTTTGCATCTAAGCGCAATCGGGCTGCTGGCCTTGGCGATACACGGCCGACGTTCCGCCGCCTAGGTGTGATCGCTGGAATGCTGCGCCGGGATCTGACGTTGCCTAGCTGTGCCAGGTTGGGCGTTAAGCTCGAATGTAGCTACAAAACCATCCAGCGGGACATCGATCTGCTGCGCGACTTTTTTGGTTACCCGCTTGAATACGATCGCAACAAATACGTTTACAAGCTGGCGGGGCCGCTGCCGAAGGCGGTGCTGTGAATTTTGGAAAGTTATTTAAGGAAGTGAAGGCGCAAATTGAAAAACTAAAACTTCATCCCCGGCATGGCTTAAATTGCTACATACACATTGATTCGCAGATTTGTACTTGTGGTCAGGAAGAGATCGAGGAAGAGCTGGCACGCGAGCAGGCCGAAATAGAAACGCCTGAAGATGAGACAGACGACACACTAGAACCTGATCTCAGAACGGCTTATTTGGAAGTAATTGAAAAGGATAATTAAATGACCCTTGCACAGCTTCTATTCATGTTCTCCGCCCGCGTCATCGGAACCTATACGCCGAAGCAGTATGCCGACTGTGTGCGAGAGGCTCGTGCCAATCGCCACAGGTGGGGAATGGGGCAGTGGTGAAGATATGTCTGGCCTATGCTTACGGCACAAAGCATTCGTGCCTGTTTGAACCAGGCGATGGATTGTTAAGCGCATTTGAAAAAAAACATGGCTTTGCAAT